ATCATGTGCTTAAAGGTTCACAAGTTTTACTTAGTAAGAAGTTATATAAAGTCACAAGCCAGTCTTTAGAGATCACTAATAATCAACCAAATAGAATTCGAATACTGAGGTACTACAAATGATTAGATATTTGAAAGCGTTGAAAGCCCTTCGAGAATTTCAAAAAGCTCCTGCTCAAGACAAACCAATGCGCAGCATATACAAAGCCGAGCGTTTGTTTAATGAATCTGTCTTTGATCGCAAGTTTCAAGAATTTTGTAATGCTGAAATTGCTCAAAAAGTATTCACAGGTGAAAAAGAACTTATTGATGTTCAGTCAAATAGAGAATATCTTGCCAGTCTTCCAGAAGGATCTCTTGGCCGAGAGTTTCTTGAGTTCATGGATGAAAACCTTGACTTTTATGCCGGATATCTTTATGAAGGGTATAAAAAGGAATGGGAAGATTATCTCGATACAGATGAAAAGAAGCGATTCTCTTCAAGAATGTTTGCATGCCACGACTTTACTCACCTCGTAATTGGCTGGAACAGAATGATTCTTGGAGAAGCTCATGCTGCCGCTTTCCACTCTGTACGTGAGCAGAATGATAGTAACTCCTTCAAAGCACTAATCAAAGTTGGTTACCTAAAGGTATTGAAAACCACAAAAAACTTTAAAACTACTCTCATGTTCAAGAAGTCTATTGACGAAGCAAGAGAAGTTGGAAAGAAAATTCCTTGGCTTCCTACAATTGACTGGGAGTCAATGATGGCATGGCCACTTGAAGATGTAAGAAAACATCTAAACATATCTGAACAGGATATTGAAAACTATAGAAAGATCCAACAAAGATATAGAACTGAACACGTGGATTTATTTAAAGCGGAATATGATGATGTTGCAAAAAAACAATATGAAGTATGTGTTGGTCCGAATGCTAAAGAACTCCAAAGCGTGGCTGCTACACAAATTTAACTATTTAAAAACCAAAAGATGGTTTCAGATTTTTCTTGGTCTGATTATTCTTCGTTGGATTTTTAGAATTGTTGTTCTGGTAAGTATAGTCTACTTTGGAGTAGATTTGTTATGAAAACGTATGATTTGTTTCCTACGCTTGTTGCAACAGAAACCTATGAACATCACGATCAATTTAAACAGATCTTTTTTGATAACTTACCAAAGTATCTAAGAGAAGATGGTATTACCGGCGAAGAGTCTGGTCATGTTGATCTACATCTAAATCCAGACTTTGAAGAGTTCTTTCGTTTTGTATCAGGTGTTGCAAATGAGTACATTGAAACTCTTGTCGGAACAAAAGAAATATGGGAGTCATGGTTAGTTAAGACCTGGTTTAGTGATTTTAATGTGCCTATGCATAACCATGGAGATGCGCATCTCTCTTTTGTTTACTATGTGAACGTTCCGGAAATAGCTGCATATCCTCTACATTTGTTACCGCCAATAGATCGGCCAAATGATCTTACGACTGGAATGTTTTTGGCCAATAAAGATGCAAAGGCAGTTGAATATAATAATCAGTATAATTGCAACTCTGTTGAATTTCGGCCATCAGAAGGAATCCTATTAGTATTTCCTGCTAAATTAGGTCATATGGTGAAAACACATAAAACTGATCAGCCTCCAAATATTAAAGATCGCAGAATTTCATTGGCCGGCGACTTTATATTAACATTCAAAGAGAAAACGGCAAGATCAATGGGACTGCAGCCAATAAGCAACTGGCGTTCTATGAATAAATAAATAAAGAAAAAATAGGATGCTAAGATGGCTACACCAACAACCAAGGCTGAGTTTAAAGAGTATTGCTTACGTAAACTAGGCAAACCGGTGATTGAAATCAACGTTGATGATGATCAGGTAGATGATCGCATTGACGAAGCAATTCGTTATTGGTACGACTATCACTTTGACGGTTCGGACAGAATCTATTACAAGCATCAAGTAACTGCTGACGATAAAACCAACAAGTATATTACTCTTCCAGAAAATATCATTGGCGCAGTTCGTGTATTCCAAATTGGCGATCCATCGATTCGTGCCGACGACCTTTTTAATATTCGTTATCAGATCGCTCTCAACGACCTCTATACATTGACGAACGTTTCTCTAGTTCCTTACTATATGGTAATGGAACATCTTGCGCTTGTGACAGAACTTCTTGTTGGTCAGCAACCAATTCGTTATCAAAGACATAAAGACAGACTCCATGTTGATATGGACTGGAACACGGTTCCGGTTGGTACATATCTTCTTGTTGAGGCATATGAAGTTGTGAATCCAGAAACATGGACAGATGCATGGAATGATCGTTGGCTTCAAAACTATGCCACTGCCCAGATCAAGAGACAATGGGGTTCTAACCTGACAAAGTTCACTGGTATGTCTTTACCAGGTGGTGTTCAGTTCAATGGCGAAAAGATCTACGACGACGCTACGGAAGAATTAAGAAGAATGGAAGACGAAATGATCTCATCGTATTCTCTTCCGGTTCTTGATATGATCGGATAAGATCTTGACTACCAATTTCTATTTCAATAACTTTACAAATAGCCAAGAACAGGTTTTGATTGAAGATCTCGTACTCGAGTCTATCAAGATCTATGGCCATGACATGTACTATTGTCCTAGAACATTGATAGCCAAAGATGATATCTACGGTGAAGATACAATTTCAGAATACAAGACTGCTTATTACATCGATCTTTACATTCGTAACTTTGATAGCTACGAAGGTGATGGTAACTTCTTGTCTAAGTTCAATCTAGAAATTCGTGATCAGATGACTCTCACAGTCTCTGTTCGTAACTTCATGAATGAAATTGGAAATATTGAACTGATTGATCGTCCGCAAGAAGGCGATCTCATTTACATTCCAATGCTCGACCGTTTGCTTGTTATCAAGTATGTAAACAAGAATCCAGTATTCTATCAGATGGGTGCAATCCAGATGTATGATCTGGTTTGTGAAATGTTTGAATACAGTTCAGAAAGATTCAGTACTGGTATTGAAGCGATTGATAGTATTGAAACTGATCTTTCACTTGATGCTTCTGAGTATGCACTTCTTACACAAGACAAATTTATTATTACAGATCAAGATGGATATCAAATTGTTCAAGGTGGTTATAACTTTGAAACACAAGCAAGAGATCCGTACGAAGATAATACAGAATTTGAAACTGAAGGTGACAGCATTTTAGACTGGACTCAAATCGATCCATTTAGTGAAGGAAGTGTTTAGAGGTACCACTTTTTATAAATATCTTCAATAAGGAGATATTAAATGAAAACTGGATTCGTTTATATTTGGTATGATCGTAAGCATAAGAGATATTATATTGGTTCTCATTGGGGAACCGAGGATGATGGATATATTTGTAGTTCTAAATGGATGAGAAAAGCATATAATAGAAGACCTCATGATTTTAAAAGAAGAATCATTTCTCGCGTAATTGAAGGAAGAGGTGATTTATTACAAGAAGAATACCGTTGGTTACAATTAATATCTGATGATGAAATTGGAAGTAGATACTATAATCTTACTAAGCATCTTAATGGCCATTGGGTAACAGATGAAGAAAAACGCTTAACCATCGGTAAAAAAATATCTGAAGCTAATAAAGGAAAGCCATCGCCAAATAAAGGCAAAACTCTTTCTGAAGAAACTAAGAAAAAAGTAAGTGAAGGCACAAAACGCGGCATGGCTTCTTTAGATAAAAGTTATAGATCAGGTGAAGATTATAGAAAAAAAATAAGTGAAAACTGCAAGCGTCTTCAAAAAGAAGGCAAAATTGGTATGATAGGTAAAAGTCATTCTTATAAAACTAAAGAAAAAATGAGTGCGGCTCAATCAGGATCGAATAACCCAATGCATAGTAAAACTCATGATGCAGAAGCAAAAAGAAAAATATCAGAAGCATCAAAGTTGATGTGGGCTAAACGCCGCATGGAGAAAGCATAATGTTCGGTCGTACATGGCATCACGATACACTTAGAAAATATGTAATTCTATTCGGAACTATCTTTAATGATATCTGGATTACAAGAGATAGCGCTTCCGGTGAGTCAATTCAGACTCTCAAAGTTCCACTTTCTTACGGACCAAAAGAAAAGTTCTTAGCAAGACTTGAAGGTAACCCAACTTTAGACAATAAAGTTGGTGTAGTTCTTCCACGTATTTCTTTTGAGATGACATCGTTTACATATGACTCTGATAGAAAATTAAATACACTCAATCGAATCTATAAGCAACCAACAGATAATGGTTCTGACGATCGCATATCTTATCAGTATATGCCGGTGCCATATAACATTACATTTCAAATGTCAATCATGGTAAAGAATGCTGAAGACGGCACCAGAATTGTCGAACAGATTCTTCCTTACTTTACTCCAGACTGGACCGCTACTGTAAATCTAATACCAGAAATTGGTGCAACATTCGACATTCCAATTATTCTGAATGATGTAAATGTATCTGATACATATGAAGGTAGTTTTGAAGAAAGAAGAGCTATCATCTGGGATCTGACATTTACAATGAAAGGATTTATCTTTGGTCCAAGCAAGAAAACAGGTCTTGTCAAGTTTGCTACAGCAAATATGCGACTTACAGATTCGCCTACAACCGCCAATGCTTCGACTACAGCAAACACAGTAATAGTTACTGCTAAGCCAGGACTTTTGGCAAATGGTTCACCAACAAGCAACGCATCATTATCTATTAATTATCTTGAAATTAAAGCAACAGATAACTATGGATTTATTAACGACTTTGAAGAGAATATCTAATGAGTAATGACATTTCGAATATTGGCAAGGGAAGTCTTCCTGCTGTTATTGAAAGAAAAGCAATTCCACAAGTTGAAGCGGATTTTGATTACGCTCGTGAAAACATGATGGAAGTAATCAATAAGGGACAAGAAGCTCTTTTTGATCTAATGGATGTAGCTCGTCAAAGTCAACACCCAAGAGCTTATGAAGTTCTTGCTACTATGATGAACACAATGGTTGGAGCCAGTAAAGACTTGCTTGATCTCCAGGCCAAGAAGAAAAAACTTTTGGAAGACGATCCAGAAGCTACGCCTCAACAGGTTACAAACAATCTATTTGTCGGATCAACTGCAGAGCTGCAAAAGTACTTAAAGCAAAATAAAGATGGCGAGTGAAAACTA